TCTGTAATATATAAACTTACGGCATTACTACTATCAGCTTCAAAGCGAGCAATAGATTGAGTATCAAAGTGAGCAAGTGATGTAGGGTGAGTACCAGGACCGACAATATGAAGTATAGAACTAGCATCAGTTACACCAATACCTACGTTACCTGCGTTACTTACATTAAAGATATTTCCGGAACCTGAAGCGAGTTTGAGAGCATAGTTGGTGTTACCTGTACCGCTATTCTCAACTAGGATTCCGTTAACATTCGCTAAGTTAGCTCCTGTGCCATTAGGGGCCGACTTAACATGTAGTTTTGCTGAAGCTCCATCAGTATACGTATTACCGTTAAGTAACGTATTGCCTTTGACTTTCAGCCCGTCGTTTACAAAGAAATTTTTAGTTGCCATAAGTTTCCACTATCCACTTACGTAATTATTTAATAAAAAAAGGGCCCGAAGGCCCTTTTGAAATACATATAAATTAATATTAATGTTATAGTTCTCCAAGATGATGTACTGATGCAACAAATGTGGCAGTCGCACTACCACCTAGTTCGTTTGTCGCTCTAAGCTCAACATCTCCACCAATAACTTCTGCACAATATGTACCGACTTGATCTCCAGTACGTACAATAGCAAATTCAGTTGAATATGCAGCGTTTGCACCATCATGTACAATAAGAATCTCAGTAGCTTCTGCATGACATGTACATGCAGATGTACCTTTTGCGGATATAACTATCTTACTAGATCTATAATCAGCTTTAGGAATACGTATTAAAGTACCGGATGCAGAGTTAGCAATAGTAGAACTTATAGAATGATAAGCTGTTCTATTATTATTAAACTGTATAGAACCTGCTGTTGCAGTAGCAGATACAGAAAAAGCATTAGCTGTTGTACCTGTTGATGTACCAATTATAATAGCATTACCATCATCTGTTATAGAAGAATCAGCAATTGTATCTCCATCAGTAAATTTAGCGATTCTATTAGCGGTACCTGTACCATCTATTAATGTACTACCCCATACCCTTGAATCAATCTCATCAGTTAACAGTGTTGAGCCGTTATATATAACTACTGTATTATCTGTACCTGCAGCAACATTTGGTATATCTATTGTTGCACCATTAAGAGTTATTGTATCTCCGGATGCATTACCGAGTGTAGAATTACCATTTATAGTAAGAGAACTATTACCACTTATAGCGCCTGTAACACTTAACGCACCATGTTGTAATACATCATCTTTAAAATCTATAGTAGACCCACCTGTTGCGGAGTTAAATGCGTCACCATAAATAACACCTGAAGCACTAATAGTACCTGCAACAGATAATGTATGACCTGGTGCTGTAGTACCAATACCTACTAACCCACTCTTAATAGTAAGTCGGTCTGAAAGAGTACCAGCTGCCATTGTTTTGAATGTCATATAGGCATCTTCAGAACTATCCGACGCATCAGTAATCCGAGTTACAATCTGTCCATAATCTACATCTTGTGTATTATCATTTCTGCCTGTGAAAATAATGTTACCAATCCTATCATCATCAGCAGGACTAGAACTATTACGATATAATTTTAAATCTGGAGCTGCGTCAGCACCTGTATCTGTAGATGTAATAACAAAGTTATTCTCTGTAGCTGTGGTAGTAGATGTAACAGATGTGTTAAGAGTAGTGTGAGTTCCTTGTACTGTTAAGTTACCACAGATTTCTGTATTACCAGAACCATCAAGTTGAATCGCTGTTGTACCAGCACTATCTTTAATAGAATTACCATTTAAACGTAAATCTCCGCCCAATGTAACGTCATTAGGTAAACCAATCTGTATCTGATTATTACTAACTGTAGTTTCGATTTCATTAGATGTACCAGCGAATGTTAATGTATCAGTACCAATTGATACTGTATCATTACTACCACTATCTGCAGCAATAGTTAAATCTGTAGAGATAGCAGCTGTATTAATAGAGGAGATTCTACCATCAGATAGGACTGTAATTGTTGGAATAGCAGTACTACTACCATATGAACCAGCATGTACACCAGTTGCAGACAAACCTAACCCTGTTACGTCAGCTCCTTCACCAGTACCAATAGAACCAGTTAGTGTTTGATATGTAGTGTTAACACCGAATGACTCAACATAACTACCAGTAGTATCTGTACCTAACGCAACACTATCTGCAGCAATCGTAGCTGTAATAGTTTTAGTACCGCCTAAGGTATCTAATGCGACTGAACCAGTTACGTCACCAGCAAGGGCTATAGTTGCTCCAGTAGTAAAACCAGCACCCGCAACACCACATATACCAGCTGCGCTAAGGCTGGTTAAAAAACTCGCGTTACTGGCTGTTAAGCCACCGGTACCTGAGGAACCACCAATCCTTAGACCGTTTTTTACAATGAAATCTTTGCTAGCCATATTAATTATTTATGGTCTAGTATATAGATAAATCCCCATAGTCTTTAATTTCCCAACCATAACTATCTTGCAGTAGAGAAAGAAAGAATTCATCAGTCATAGGTTTATTATAATCTAAATCATAAACAACAACGTGTATTTGAGCGTCATAATCACATTCCCCTACTCCCATACCAATAAAATTCTTTACAACTATGGTACCATCTAGAGAAGCATTACGCGGATATGTAAGAAGTATACTATCTCCATTCTTTAAATAACCTTCAAATATGCATATTTCAGATTTCTTAGTTTTTGTAAGTTGTTCTACAACAACATTAGACGGAAATGATTGTTTAGGTTCTGGTGGTGTACTATATTTAGCTATATTTTGATACCAGAATTCTTCTGGTGTTTCAGCGTTCATATTTTTAACTCAACTTCCTTTTGATGACCTACAACAACATCTGGATGTACATAAACGTCGATATTTGATTTGCGCAATTTTATACAAAGAGTTACGTCCTCCATAGAAAAATCAATACAATCTTTTATCTCTAAAAATGTAGGCTCAAACCATGGATATTGTAATTGCTCAAAGATTCCTTTTTTAAATAATAAAAATCCAAAACCAACATACTCAACACTAAACGGTAATAACCTATGAGATATATCTTGTTTATTAAGAAATTCAAACGTCCCGTTTTCTTTGAAAAATTCTTCGTCCCACACTTCAACAGCAGCGAACTGAGTTCCATTAGCCATTAAATACAAACCTGATATAACATCTTTATCCTCTTTATATAACTTTTCAAAATCTTCAGGGGTAAAAATAATATCATCATCTAGCCATAATATGTAATCATAATCTTGACCGTTAAAT